TGCTTGACCGGAAGCGATCGTTGCGGCGGGTGGCCCTTCGAACGTCGAGGGGTTGTGGTCGTAAATCACTACCGTCGTGCAACGCACCAGCTCCGGCTCGTCGGGTTTGAGCTGCGTCACGTCGTAGGGCTTCGCGGCCTCGTTGGGAATCCAACTGTGCTCCACCACCGGATGCGCGGCGGCGTGTAGCTCGAACAGCTCGTCAAGCTGCTCCCTCGAAGCGGCGCGGCCAAGCACCTGCTCGGCATACTGGCGGGGCGGCAAGTTGTCGTTCATTAGCTCTCCTCCTGCAGACGAGACAGTTCCCGGGCAGCGACGCGGTTAGACCGCCCTTTGCCCCCTGCGAGCGAAGCCGGATCGTTGCTAGTCGGCATCCCGATCGCGATGTAGCAGGCATCGCAAATCACGCTCTCGCCGTCCCAGGTGCCGTCTTCGGCCATACCGTCACCCTCGGGGTCCATTGCGGTCTCGGTGGTCGGTTTGCCGTGGTAGCAATCGGGCGCCTTGCGGGAGCGGCAAACGATGGTCTCTCCGGCTGGGATCGCCATTAGGAACTCAGCCCCGCCAGCAAACCCTCAGCGTCGATCGCCTCGGTTAGTCGGTCGATCTGATGGTGCAGGCAGTGGGCACGGCTGTTGCCTCGAAAGAAGTTTTCGTCTTCAAGATCCTTCCGGCACTCCGCGATAGCCCGATCAATCAATTCAAATCGTTGGGCAACTGCGCTCGGTAACTCCAACTAGATCACCCCAATTTCTTTTGCGGTTTGTTCGTTCATCGCGTCCCGTTGCTCTTTGTGGTGCTGTCGGTGACAGGGGACGCAGAACCACTCGACGTCGAGCGGGCGGCTGTAATCCTCATGGTGACCTTGAAGGTTGGAGGCGTGCCGACCGCACCGTTGACACTTCTCGGGCTTCACAAGGCGACCATCTTCAATCGCCCTGTAAACCTCCCAGTAGACCTCTGTTCGGCTACCCAAGCAACGCCTCCGCGAGGTGCAAGCTCGGGTTCAAGTCAAGGTTGAGCCTCTGGCGGTCGTAGTGCAGCGTCGTTGCCGGCGAGGCGTGACCCATCGCCGCCTGGACGACGTGCAACGGTCGCTGCTCGAGGCCGAGCGTCGCGAAGCTGTGGCGCAGCGAGTGAGGCGAGATCTCCGGGTTGACGCCCGCCATCGCAGCGAGCTTCTGGACGCGGTCGTAAGCCGCCTGACGGGAGATCCCCCGGATCGGGGTCGCCACCTGCCCGGAGCGGTCGAGGCGGACGATCAGCGGCCCCGTCGTGCGCCCTGCGAGGTAGGTGTCGAGGATCACGACCACGGTCTCGTGCAGCGGCACCTGGCCGGGTCGGTTGCCCTTGCGGCGGACGTCGAGGGTGCGCATTCCGTTGGACTCGCCCAGGTGGGGCACCTGCGCCGCCAGCGCCTCGGAGATCCGCAGGCCGTTGATCCCGAGCAGTGCCACGAGGATGAAGTCGCGGAGGCTGCATTCGAGGGCGACCGCCAGCAGCTTCGAGAGGTCGTCGGCGCCGAGCCAGGGCGTCGTGCTTTCGCCGGGAAGGGCGAGGCGAGCGACGTGACCGAACGCCTGCGTCTTCACCATGCCCCGCTCGAGGGCGTAGGTGAAGAAGCTGCGACAGCTCGACATCTTGCGATCGACCGTCTGCGGCAGCAGCCCCCGCGACAGCAATTCGTCCCGGTAGGCGTTGACGTCGACACGCGACGGCTCGAGTGGGTTGATCTCGTGCTGCCGGCACCACGAGAAGAAGTCTTCGAGGTCTCGCTGGTAGGCAGCCCGGGTGTTGGGCGACGGGTACTCCGTCCCCCAATCTGCGAGTAGTTGAGTTGGCGTCATTCGGTCGTCACCGCCTCGAGCATCTTGACCGCGAAACCGTGAGTGTCGGGGTTTTTGCCCTCCATGTTTAAGCGCGGGGCGAAGAAGGACTTGACATCGACCTCGCCGCCCTCCTCCTCCTGCGTCAGAACGATCGTGACCATGCCTTGCATCGGAACTCTCCTTCGGTTGCCCGGCCCCCTCGGCCGGGATCGGAAAAGAGTAACGCAGATGTGGGAACATTGCTCTAGAATCCTCGGCCATGAGCTCAATCACCAACTCCCGCTGCCCAGCGTGCGGACACGAAGACCTGGAGATCGCAATTGACCCGAGCACCGCTGCTGCCGGTGAACAGTGGGGCGAAATCCGCTGCCGCAACCCGAAGTGTCCGCGGCCCGACGCTGTCGCCGAAATCCTGCGCGACGTCGAGACCAATCACATCGTCGTCATCGGCGAAGAAAACTTCTCGCTGAAACACCCGCTGATCGAGCGCCTAGAGGACGAACTTTTCGAGTGCCCGGTGCATCGGTGGTTGAACGCCCAGCACAGCCAAGACTCGCTCGGTGTGGACCCCGGCCGCTACCGACTGATTGACGAGGGCGATCTCGCTGCCGGCTACTTCTTCGAACCGCTCGAGGGCGTCAGCGACTAGGCGGCGGCGGGCTCGGCGGTGCGGCGAGTCAGCTCGGAGAGGGCGTCCGTGTCGCCGTTGCCGGCGAGGCAACGAAGCGCGAGATCCGGACGCGACGTAAGCGAAGCGTCGGCAGCATCTTCCTCCTCAACGATCTCCTGAGCCCTGCGCTGCACCTTGTCGATCGCGTTCAAGGTCTCGCGGGTAAGCGCCTGCATCGGCTCGTCGTGGCGCATGGAGCGGCGCAGGGTCACAGTTTGATCTCGGATCTCGCCCGCCCTGCGCACCGCTCCCTGGTTCCGTAGCTGCGCCATGCCGGGGATGTGACCACAGCGCCCGGACAGATCAACGGGAAGTCCGGCTGGCCGGAGGTTTCCTACACCGATCGCTGTCGAACGTGCGACACTCAACGGAGGGCGCCGTCGCGCTCACCCCTTCTAAGGCCCGGCGGCGTCCCTTCGTCAAGCGCCCTTCAAACGGGCAGCGGCCCCGCAAACCCGAGTCTCTAGAGGTCCAAGGGCGCGGGGCTCGCTGTCTCGGAATGGAGCTTAGCTGCTGGCGGACTCCTCGACCGCCTCGTAGATCAGCTCGAACTCCTCCGTGGCGATTGCGTAGGGGTAGCCCCTCGCGTCGATCGCCAGGTATCCGTCCTCGCAGAAGAACGGCTCGTTCTCGCTCTCCGAGGTCTCGACTCGGAAGGGGCCGTCGATCTTGATAGCCCGGGTCGCCACCTTCTTTTGGAAGGCGCCCCACCTAGGGTCGTCGTCCGGCGGCAGGGCGTCTTTGCTGAACCGGATCACTCCGTCTTCGACGGGGATGCCGTGCTCGCTAGCGTCCTGCATCAGGCGATCGGCTCCTCGGTCGTCGGGTCGCCACTCTGGATCGCCTCGACCTCGCCGAAGTGGATACGGCTCGGCTCGTGGACGTCGCGCACGCTCAGGCCGATCTTCTGCCCGGGCTCGAGGACGACCCCGTTGGTCTCCTCGCCCTCATTGGTTACGCGAACGACGGTTTTGCCGTCTTCACCGTTGAGTGCTTCGATCTTCATGTTGCTCCTTCGATTGCTGGGTTGCTGGGATGCGGTCCCCCCACGCCTGACCCGGCTGCGTTCTGAGCGTCTCGCGAGTTTCGCTGCCGTGCACTTTCCGGAGCCCAGGGGGGACCGCGGCCGTAGCCTAAACCGTCGCGGGGATCCGCGGCGACGACGTCGCGTCGTCGGAACCTGGTGGCGACGACACGTAGACCTCCCAGGCCCGCCTGACGGCGCCGGAACCGGGGAAGAAGTCATCCAAGGTGTCGCCCGTCGACGCGCCCAACAGCTCGAACAACCACGCGCAGAACGCCGCCGGCTTCATCCCAACCAAGGCGCCCGGGTGGGAGGACTGGCGACCGCCCCACTGCAAGACGTCGCAGAGGTCCGCGACGACGGGCTCGCGGCGAGGGCGCCCGCCCCACAGCAGCACCGCCTCGTAGGCGTGCAGGGCGGTGTAGCTCTTGGTCTTCCGCGGGCCGTTGACCCACACGCACAACCGGGTCTCCGGCGGGCAGAGCGCCCAGACGTCGCGAAGGGCCTCAGCCGACGTCGAGAGCGCCCAACCGTCGTAGTTGCCGGCGACCAGCCGCTCGACCAGCTCGACGTGATCGACCTCGCCGTTGAAGTCCCTGTGGTCGCCGTAGTAGCGCTTGGAGAGGCCGGGGTAAGGCGGGTCAGCGTAGGCGAAGCGCATCGGCTCCTCGGCCACCTGGGCGCGGGTCAGATGCTTGTTGAAGCGCTGCTTCGCCTGGCGACAGGGCTTCGAGCAGGTGATCCGGTTGGAGCGGGCGTTGGGCGGGATCGTCGGTTCGCGGCACCACTCGCAGATCCGCCAGCCCTCCTGCAGCCGCGACGCCTTTTCCTCCTCGCTGAGCACGGCGGCAACGTAAGCGTCGCGGCGGACACGAAAAAGCCCTCGACCGTATGGGAGGCGGGCGAGGGCTTGGCCCGGATTACCCGGCGCCAGTGGAGACCGTTGAGACTTCACGCTTGCCAGGGCGAGGGTGAGAGGTCGTCCGTCCAGCGACGCCGAGGTTCCGAGGTCGATCATGGTAGCAACACGGAGACCCCTGGAACGAGAAAAGCCCCCGCTCCCGGTGAAGGGAACGAGGGCTTGCACACGATGCGGGACCACCGAAGGGAGATCCCATATGGCTACCGAGGGCAGTCTAGCGGAAGACCAGCGCGACCTCCGTACGCGGCGCCACGGCGGACGGCGACGTGAACCTCAGCCGCTCGAAGCGGTAGTGGTCCGGCGTGTCGTCGGGCAACCACTCGCCGTTGACCAGGGCGTCCCCCAGCGCCTTCTCGAGGACGACGCGGAAGTTGCCTTCGTCGCGGCGACGGTGCTGTTTGAAGTGCAGCATCGCCGTGGCGGTGACGACCTCCAGACCCCGCGGAACCTCAGCCTTCAGCAGGGCGAGGAAGCACCACTGCTGCCAGTCCTGCTTGGCCTTGTGGTTCTTGCGCCAGTGGGCGTGAACCAGGGTGTTGTAGGAGGGCGGCGTGCCGCCGATCCAAATCGTCGCGTGACGATCGTCGCTCACTTCGGGTTCGCCGGGTTGACGGCGACGTAGGTGAGGACGGCGGCGACCACGGAGACCGCAACCGCCACCGGCTTGGGCAGCACGTTCGCTGCCGCAAGCCCGGCGTTGGCGACCTGGACCGCTCCGGCGAAAGCGGAGGGGTAATTCCAGAGAGCGCGAGCTATGCCCTTCATGCGTAATCACCCCCCGCGAACAGGTGTGCCTCAGCTTCACGACGCCGGAGCAGGCCGGGCAACTCTTCGCCGCCGGCATGGTCCCAACGCTTGAACTGATGCTGAGCGCCGCGGTAGTCGCCGCGGTTGAGCAGCTTCAGCAGCGTCGATTCGGCCAGCGCCCCCCCGCCGAGGTTGAAGCAGAAGGACACGAGGGCGTCGAATTGCTTTTGCGTCAGCTCGACGTCCACGAGATCCTTGACCGCCTGGGCCGCGGTCGCGCAGTCCTTCCGCAGGATCTTCAACGCCTCGGCCCTGGTCACTCGCTGGCCCTGATGGACGTCGGAGCCGGTGTGGCCGAAGCCGATCGTCCAGACGTTCCCCCAGCCGTCCCAATACGCCTGCGAGCGGAAGCCCTCGAACTCGCTGATGAAGTGGACCCCCTTGTTCGAGATCCCCTTCGGGTGCGGGTGGACGTGGGGCACCGGCAGCGGCGGGTGCTTGGGCACCGGCTTCTTCGGCGCCGGCTTCGCCTGAGCGACCCCGGCCGGTTTCGGCGAGCCGAAGACGTGGTGGAAAAACGCCTTCCACCTGCGGGGCTTGGAAGCGAAGTTGAGATGGTGATACTCGCTCTCCGAGCTGTAGGGGCGGTAGAGCCGCCACCCATGCCGGCGGGCTGCCTCGATCAGCGGCTCAACGTACTCGTCATCGACGTCGATGCCGCACTGCCAGAACTTCAGCTTGGCGAACAGCTTGCCGACGACGCCGTCACCCCGCAGGATGTGGGTGCCGCGATCGGGCGGGTTAGCCATCCCCGGCGGCAGTTGTTCGAACAGCTCGCGCTGCGTGCGCTTGTCGTGCTTGTGAAGGATGGCTTCAACGTCGTCGCCTCGATAGATCGAGTTGTAGACGCAGCCCGTTTCCTTCTTCAGCTTCTTCAGGATCGGATAGAGGGGACGGGGGCAAGGGCACCCGTCAATCACGGCGTAGCGCAAGGACACGGTGACTCCCTTCGGTTAGAGGCCGGGGACGTTGACTTCAGCCCCGACGCAGGTCTTGACTGCGCAGACTTCAACATCGGCGCCGGACGCAGAACCACCGCCAGGAGCGTCCTGCGGCCCGTTGGCGGGCGTTTCAGGCCCAGACGGGGATTCAGCGCCAGGCGACGGAGGAGGCGCGGGAGCGGCTTCCGGCTGCCCCGGCTGCGAACCGGGGCCAGGCTGCTGGTGGCCGTGGTTAGACGGCGGCTGGTGGGCATCACCCCCTCCGCTGTCGCCGCGTGCCGGCGACGTCGATTCGGCCATCGTGGAGCTCAGCGGCGACGAAGAGTCGCGCCCGCCTCGAGCAGGAGGAGGAGGGGACGTCGCCACGGCGAGGAAGGCCGCCCGGCAGGGCTCGGAGCGACGGCAGTTGATTAGCCCGATCCGGATGCGTTCGGCGCAACGCTCGGCGCGCTGGGCGTGGTTGAGCGACTGCTTATCGCAGATCGCCTTGTTGACTCTCGTCACCTGCGGCTTCAGGACGTTGACCTGATCGCCGGCTTCCCGCGCCTGCAAGAAGACGACGGTGATCCCTATCGCCCCCGCGACGATCAACGCCGCGACGATGATGAAGATCGGCGCCGCATGGTCAGCTATCCAGAGCTCGAGTCGATTCAGCCTGACTTGCTTCATCCCGACACCACCATTCCGATTAGGGTCACGATCACCGCGAGCAGGCCGACCACCGCCGAGCCGAGCGCGATCACCATCGCCCTCGCCGCCAGTTCCCGCCGGTCGCGGTCTTCCTTGCGCCATGCCTTGAAGTCCTCGCGCAGGCCCGAGAGCTGATCGCCCAGGCCACCCTCGCCGCGGATGCCGAAGACCATCGCCTCTAGATCCCGCAGCCGTTCTTCAACCCGATCCGCTGGGCTCATTGGCTACCCCCCGTACTTGCCGCTGGATGCGTATTTGCCCCCGCTCAGGTATTTGTTTTTGGAGGCGTATTTGCCGGCGGTCGTGTACTTGCCCCCGCTCGAGGCGTCGGTCATGTTCGGCCCCGTCTGCCAGGCGTCTTCGACGGCTTGCAGCAGTTCCTTCTGCAAGGGGCTGAAGGGTTTGCTCTTGCCGTAGAAGGGTTCCTCGGCAGCCTTGACCGCGTTGCTCGCCGCTTCAGAGGCGTGGATCTTCGCCAGCACCTTCGGCAGCAGCTTCGGCTGCGGCGCGCCGTTGGGACCGCCGTAGAGGAGGTCTTGCACGAGTTTGGAGTCGAAGGGGCCGGGGACGTGGCCTTCGCCGTACTTCTTGTCGAAGGCTTTGCTCAGTCCCTCCGATTCGCGGAAGCGGTCGCCCGACTGCGGCAGCATCGGCAGCGCCAGCGAGCGCACCCCGCGGTTGGGATCGAACTTGCCATACGCCTTCGACGCCGCCGACTGCCCCGGTGCCCCAAGCAGTTCGAGGAGCTTCTGAGATCCGCCCGAGACACGAAGCGGGGACGGCATCGCGAGAAGCTGTTTGATCGCCGCGTAGCCCCGCGGCAACGTGGACTTTTCACCCGAGAGCGGTTCCTGCCCGGAGAGGCCGGTGTAGATGGCGCCGAGGAACGGGTTGGCCGAGGAGACCACCTGTGCCGGGTCGCCGGTCCCGAGCACTTGGGTCAGCGGCGACTGCCCGGGCGAGATCCGCGAGCCGCCCGGCAGCACCGCATGGCCGGCGATCTCCCGCGCCCGCTTCGGCGAGATACCTTGCTTCTCGAGCTCCTTCACCTGCGCCGGGTCGGTCGGCGTGCCGTAGACGGGATAGCTGTACTCGAGCGGATTGGACGGCTTGCCGCCGATCAGCTTTTCGAGCTGGTTGGCATTGGCCTGACCGAGGGTGTAGGCGATCGTCGCCATGACCGGGTGCTCTTTGGGGAAGGCCCAGAGCGTCCAGCGCAGCGAGTAGCGGAGGAAGCCGTAGAAGATCGCCAGCGGCGCATAGGTGCGCTCGAAGTGGGTGAACGCCGTCCAGTTGCCAGCGACGTTGTCCACATAATCTTCGAGCCGGGCCTTCTCTTTGCGACCGCGAGGATCTTTCTCCAGCCAGTCCCAAAGCTCCTGCCGTGATTTGCCGCGGAAGGCGCCGGAGAGTTTGCGCTGGCGATCGAAGAGGCCAGCGAGCCCGGTGTGGAAGCGCCGGAACCGTTTGTCGGCCTCCATCGCGTAGAGCACCGAGCGGTAGGCGTTCTGCCGCTTCGCGTCGATCCGCCCGAGCGTCTGGAGCTTGGCGAAGCTCAGCGCCTCTTTCGCGCTCTTGCCGCGGGTCAGCTCTTTGCCGCCCTGCTCCCACAGCGCAGGGGTGTAGGTCTCCTGCATATCGAGCGGCTGGCGCAGAGCGGCCGAGGAGATCGGCGCGGCGCCAGCAGTCGCTTCGAGCGCCAGGGCGCCCTCGGGATTCTCCTTGTGGTAGCGGTGGATGTCGCGGAGGATGCCCGGCGCTTTCAACGCCGCCTCCGGGTGGGCGAGCAGGATCGGGATGCCCTCAGCCACCGTCTGCGCGATCTCCCAGGCCGGGTTGGTCCCGAGGATGCCGCGGTTGGCGACGCGCCCGCCGGCATTCAGCGCTTTGACGATCGCCGAGTTCTCCGGCGTGATCTGAAGCCGGGCCTCCTTGATCGCCTCGCGGGGGACGAGCACCCAAGGCTCCGAGCCCTTCACCTTGCCCTGCTCGGCGTCGGCCAGAATCGACTCCAGCCTGCCCTGACGCTCGGCCTCGGTTATGTAGGGATCGGAGAGCGCGTTTTTGAACTCACGGTAGGCAAGCCGGCCCCAGCCCTTCGGATCGAACTGACCACCGTGCGGGTGCTCGGCGGATCGCCGCGACGTGATCGCGATCCAGTCCTTTGAGCCCTGACCGACGTAGCGCTGCTTGCCGTCGATCGTGAACGGGGTTTTGAAGTGACCGACGAAGTTGCGCATGAATTTCCGCCCTGACTCGCGCATCCGCGGCAGATCGATGGTGCCGCGGACGTAGGCTTCGAAGCTGCGGTCGAGCTTGCCTTCGCTCGCCAGCCGCCCCTCGCGCATGTGCTCGACCCGACCGGCCGGCGTCGGAAACGGGTTCTCAAGCCCCTGACCGTGACCAGGCGCCTCGGCATGGTGGGTGTAGATCGCCCGAGCGGCGCCGGCCTGCTTCCGTGCAGCTTCGACGCTCTGCTTGTACTCGGCGAGGAGCTTCTTGTCGTAGGGCATCCGCTGAGAGCGATCGATCGCCTGACCCGGGCGCGTGTAGCCGTCGAGCCGCTTGCGCAGAGCCCCGGCGTGCGACAGAAGCTGCTCGGCATCGCGGTTGGCCTGGAGCGCCGCTGCCCGTCGCCTCGATCGAGGAGCGCCTTTTAGGTTCCGCGCTTCCACGAGTTTGTCCCGGCTGAGCTTTTTCAGCCGCGCCGCCTGCTTCTCGAGCTGGGCGACGTCGTCCCAAGCGCCCTGACGATCGGTCGCGTGGGTTAGGGCGCGGGCCTCGTGGGGAACGGCGTGCTCGGGTCGGGTGACGCCGAAGACGTCGCCCTGCGGCAGCAGCCGCGCCCGCTCGCCCTTGCCGACGAGAGAGGCCGGCAGCGATTTGTCGTTCGTGGCCGCGGCCTTCAGCGCGTTCTTGAAGTGCGGGTCGCGCCACAGCTCCGGGTGGCGATCCATGTAGTCGAGCGCCTTGGTCAGGTGCGGGTCGCCCGGGCCACGGTGGCGGACGACGGCAGCCATCCGAGGATCGCGGATGCCGTACTCGGCGACCGTCTGAAACGCGACGTCGGAACCCTTCGGCGCCTTGGCGATGTGTTTCGTCACCTGCTCGCGATGGTGGGCGCGGGCCAGCCGGAAGGGGTTGTCCGTCCGCTGCTTTATCAGCGCCGTCGTCTTGCGGGCATGGTGGCGAGCAGCGAGACCGGAAACGTGCTGCTCAACACCCTCGGGCGCGTGGCGGACCCGCCGGTTGAGCTTGTCGCCTCGAGCAGCGACGTTTCGACGCAGATCCGCGGCGCCGGCCCTCACCCGGCCACGGGCGCGCTCGTAGGCTTTCAGCCGCGTCACCGCCGGCAGCGGCGTGAGGAAGGCGAGCGAGCCTTCTTTGCGGGCGGCCTCTTCGGCTTTCTTCGGATCGCCGGAGAAGGCATTGGAGGCGATCTGCTCGACACCCTTCAACTGCTCGTGCGCCGTCTTCGTCAGGTACTTCGGATTGCGATGGATCGCCGAGAGCCCCGCCGCCTCGAGCAGCGCCGCCGGCCCGGTGACGGCGCCGGCCAGAGAGCGGCCGGTCGTCTTCGCGGTTTCGCCCGGATGGTGGACGACGGCGTCGAAGGTGCCCTCGGCGAAAGCGCGAGCCCGCTTCGTCGCGTCCCCCGGCAGCACCCCCGCCGGCATGACCGCGGTGGCGCCGTAGCCGGTCCTGACGGGATGGTGAGCGCTGTAGCGAGCCGCGGCCTTAGCCGCCGCCCTGCGGCCCTCTGCGGTCGCCGCAGCGCGCTTGGCCTCGTGCGGGAGAGCCCTTGCGCGTTTCGGTGCCGCCTTGACCCGAGAGGCAGCCCGAGTCGGCGCGGTGCGAACCCGCTCGACTTTGCGCACCGCCCGTTTCGAGGCAGCCTTGCCGACCTTCGAGGCGATGGCCCTGGCTCCATGTTCGACCGCCTCGGAGCCGGCGGTGGCCTCCTTAGAGGCAAGCCTGGCCCCGATCTGCTCAACCGCCGCCTTGCCACCGACGCCCGCGAGCTTCGCCCCGGCGCCGAGACCCGCAGTCGCCGCGGTCGAGATCGCCAGTTCGGCAACCGGGTCTTCCTTCAGCCCTTCGTGCTCGGCGATGTGTTTGATCCGGGCGACGTCGGCCGCTTTGGCGAGCTTCGGATTGGTCTTCCGCACCGTCGCCGGCACTTCGGTCCCGTAGCGCCGAGCTGCGTGGATCAGCACCTTGCGGAACTCAGGATCGTTGCGAAGCCTCTTTACCGCCTCTCGGTGAGGCGTCGCAGGCGGCCGGGTGTGTCGCGTAGGTCCTGCGCGACGCGGTCGACGTGCGACACCTGGCGAACGCGACGACTTCGGGCGCGAGCGATCGCCCCGCGACGGCTTGGGCCGCAGGTAGCGATTGCGTCGCGGCTCCCTCGAGCCAGCGTCAGAGAGGAGATATTTGTTGCTCGTCGGCATCAGTGGTCGGGCTGTGCGAAGGCCGGGAGGCGCTTCAGTTCTGCCTTTCGCCTTGCCTGGAGTTGCTTACGGATTGCGGCCACCGCCCGTCGCGCCTCTGCAGCTTCGACACCGCTTTCTTTGCGGACCGCTTCTTCGAGTTCCCCCCACTCCTGCGCGTTCTTGGGAGCGCCGTGGGTGTGGACGAGAGAAGCCGCCGTCGCGGTCGCGTTCTGCTTGCCTTCCTTGATCGACCGGCGCTGGCTGGCCGAAAGCCCTCCGGTGTGCTTCGCACTGCGTTCGGAGGTTTTCGCGTTGCGCCGAGAGATCGAGATCCGTTCCTGCTCCTGGCGATTGGAGATCCGATCATTTTCGGCCTGACGCTGGGCTTCGATCGCCGCAAGCCGGCTCGACGCACGCGCCGACTGGCGCGCAGAAGCCGCTTCCTTGCGATCGAGAGCAAAGCGTTTCTTTTCGAGGCCGAAGCTGCGGTTGGCTTCGCGGGCTTTGGCCGTGTCGGCGGCAATCGCCTGACCTTTTTCCTTCCGCAGGGTCTTCAGGTCGGAGAGGATTTTGTTGCGTCGATCGCCCTCTTCACGACGAACCTCGATCCCCTGCAAACGAGCAGCCGCACGCCGACCGCCGAGAGAAGCGATGAAGTTCGCCTGCTCGGAAGCAGGGAGCTGGGAGAGCGTCACGCGGGCTTGGTCGGAGGCTTTCGCCGCAGCGGCGCGGGTCGCGTTGCCGGCGGCGTCGGTCGGCCCTCCGAGCAGTTTGGAGAGCGCCGCGTCCCGGGCAGCAGCTTCCGCAGTGTCGGCCCCGGCTGCGCTCGACTCTTCGCCGAGCATCGCCCGCAGCGAAGCCTGCTGCGTGGCGAAAGCCTTGTTGCCCTGCTTCTGCGCCCCGGCGTAGTCCTTGGAGAGCTGGGCGAACCAGCTCCCAGCCTGCCGCTGCCGTTTCTTGGAGCCCGCGGCTTCGGCGCGGGTCTGATGAATGGCCGATCCGAATTCGGTGCCGGCTTCGGCGCGGCCCTGCCGCGATGCAGGGGAGCCCCCGCCGCGACGACCGCCGCGAGCCCGGGCACCTGCCGACTGGATCTGCTGACGTCTGGAGCGGGCCATCTACCGTCGCCTCCCTCTGCCCGGCTGTCGATGCCCGGCCCCGCGCACCCGATTCCCAGCGCGGCGACCCGGCGCGACCGGCGCGGGTTCACGTTCGAGCGCCCGGTTGAGCGCCCCTTCTTTGATCTTTGCCAGGCCGAGCTTGTAGTCACGTTCGGTTTCCTGACCACCCTGTTCGTAATCGGTGCGGGCACGGTCGTAGCTCGCTTCGAGCTTTTTGCGCCCTTCGTCGTAGCGGGTTTCGGTCTCGCGGGCCGCATTCAGCGTGGAGCCCGCGTAGAGGCTGTTGCCCGCCGTGTTGAGGTTGCCGCGCTGCGAGGCTGCCCTTTCCCGAGCAAGTAGTGCCGCGCTCGAGTAGGGATTCGTCGCGCCGGCCCCGAAGCCGAGGTCTTCCTGCGCCCGCACGAACTGGTTCGTGAGCTGAGCACGGGTGTCGCCGGCTTCGTTGCCGAGTTCGGCCCCTTCGCGCTCAGCGGTCGAGTCGTAGGGCATCGGTTCACGACGATGCCCCCCCTGCCGAGGATGGCGGGGAGGGCGTGCGCCGAGGATCTGTTGGCGACGCGAGCGCGACATCTATCTCCTCCTAATAGGCGGGTCTCGCCGGCGCAACACGACGCCGACGCGGACGGGTGGGCCGGTCCTGACCGGGCGGATTCAGCAGACCGCGCCCAGCCGGATTCGGCCGACCCCGACCGGCGCCTGCGGGCCTACGAGCCCCGGTGGCGGTACCGGCGGCGAGCCGTTCCTGAGCGGCCTGGAGAAGCTGCGAGCGTTTCTGCAGGAGCGTCTGGTTGCGCTGCTGCAACCGAGGATTGTTCGGGTTTTTGGAGAGTTCCTGGCGCAGTTTGTTGAAGACACCCGGACCCCCGAGCTTCTGGCGGAAGTTGTCTCCGAACGCCGCAGTGAGGGTCTGACGCTGGCGAGCGGTGCGCTGCGCCTGCTGCGGGTCGATCGCCCCCGATTTGACTCGCCGCTGGAGCTGCGCACCGAGCTGCACGCCGCGACCGCCACCTTCCCCGCCTCGTCCGCCGCCGGCACCCGCGACGGCTGCCCGCCCGAAGCGCCCTCCGGCCTTCACCGGAGCCCGCGAAGGTCCACCGAAGCCACGGTCGCCAAGCATCCCGCCCGGGCCGTTCTGCGTCTGCTGCCGAGCTTTGCGCCCGATCTGCATGATCGTGTCCTGTCGAGCGGGACGACGGCCACGGGCCGGCCTCGCATTTCCTATTGCCGCCATTCTCGCTTCCTCCTTTGATTGACCCTCATGCTCAACCGATGGCAAGCCAGAAGAATTCCGTGGCTTCCGCGAAGGCAGTGAATTCAACTTTGAATTTCGTCGCCCCCAGGCCGGCAGTCGGAACACGAGAGGTAAATGCAGTGCCTGCATTTCCAGTCCATTGAATAAACACAGCTTTGGGTACTACGCCGAGGCCGTGCGTCACTTCTACGTTTGCTACTCCAGCGCCGTGCGACGACAATCCAAAATTGATCTTGCGCTTCGCAAGAGCCGTGAGTTGCAAGAAGTCTGATTCTTCCGCCCCATTGAGCAGCACCTTTTCTCGGGCGCCGATCAAGAGCCTGGCCAGCAAACCTTTTTCACCACCGCCCACTTCGCTCTGTAGATCCAAGATGGCCAAGCCGACCCCGCTGCTAGCCACTAATTCGAGTATGTGCCGTTTCGCTTCTTCGAAGTAACCCGATATCCGCTCTCTTGAAGTCACCCCCCCTTCTAGCCAGCGAACTGACGCACCAGCAGATCCCACCCCCTCAGTCAGATCACTCGGCCCCGCTTCCCCTTTGTCCCCGGTGCGCAGCCAGTCAATGACGACCTCTTTTTCGTTTTCCAGCGCTTCACCTTCCGCCACGAGTTCGGTTGGGATGCTGTCCCAGGTGCCTTCGTCGGTGAGTGCTCCGGTGATCCGCAGAATTCGAAAACGTTTCGGCGCCCCCACCTGGCGAATGATGATGGTTCCGCGCACCGCAGACGTCGAATCGTCCCAGGTGGCAAGGAACGCCGCCACTGCATTGCCGTCCTTGTCGGTCTCCGAGATCCGCAGAGCAGAGTTCGTGTTGCTCCGCTTTGCTTTCCCGGCCCCCGGGTCCGTGACTTCGGTATTCGTTAGCCAGGTGTAGTGCAACCCGGGAGAGCGGCCTTCGCTGCCGGCTTCCCCTTTTTCACCTTTTTCACCTTTTTCGCCTTTTTCGCCTTTTTCACCTTTGGCACCGGCTTCCCCTTTGTCGCCAACTCGGTAGAACTCGACGCTGACGGCGCCTTTGTTCGCGATGGCATTGTTGCCGGTGACGTAGGCGACAGCGAAGCTATCCCAGCTCCCGTTGTCGTTGACGAGGCCGGTGACCTGAAAGATCGCAAACGAGTCCGGCTGACCGATCTCTCGAATGATGAGGATGCCCTTCGACGTGCTGGTCGAATCGTCCCAGGCAGCGATGTAGGGAGCGACCCCGTTGCCGTCCGCATCAGTCTCGGAGATCCGCATCAACGTAGCTTCAGCAAGTTCACCCTGATTGAACTTCAGCTTGCCTTCACCTGGATCGGAAGATTCGAGATTGCTGAGGTACGTGTACTTCAGTCCCGCCGGCCGACCTTCTACTCCTTCGCCGCCGGCTTCCCCTTTGTCGCCGGTGCGAAAGAAGAAGAGTTCGACTTTTTCATCGAAATCGAAGGGGATTTTCGAGCTGAGGATGATGTTGGCGGGGATCTTGTAGCGTTTTTCGAAACCACCGCCTTCAACGAGTTCCGCTTCTCCGGTGATCTCCATGACCTGAAGGACGGCAGGTTCGCTCGGCCGGCGCAGGAGGACGTAGCCGCGATGGGTGCCGTTGTTGGAAGCCCCCCACTGCGAGATAAAGAGGCTGACGTCGGTGCCCGAGGTTTCTTCGGGAGTCAGGTAGAGAAAGTGACCGGGTTCGGTTTCGTGGAACATCTCGCCCGGACCCTGCGGCTGATTGCCGTGGTACTTGTAGCTGAGCCCAATGACCCCCCGCAGCGATTTGGCGAGGTCGGCCGGCTGGATCGGAAACCACTGCTCGATCTCCTGAAAGTTCTCCTGAGCGTCGCGGGTCGACATCAGCAGCTCGCCCAGCACCTTCTTCAGGTTCTCGTCTTTGACCGAAGCAAGCGCCCTGCGCTCGACCGCACTGAGGCGAGGACCACCGCGGCGAGTGGGCCGAGCCTCGACGTCGCGCTTCGGCAGGGGCTTCGTCATTTGCCCTCGGTCTCCGCGGTACGAGTCTCACGCAGATAGCGGGTGAGCCTCTGGACCGACCAGGGTGCGTTGCCCGAGAGCCGATGGGAGAACATCGTCGCCTTCTGGCTGCGCTGCTGGTGGGCCTGGGAGACTGCGCTGCCGGCGCCGAGTTTGAATTTCTTCGTCGCGCCTGGATCTCCGTAGTCCTCGGCGACCGCCATATCCACGTTGCCCGAGCCCCACATCTTCGTCTGCGTGAGCACCTTTTCGTCGGGGTTGCCGAGGTCATACCAGCCCGACTGCCAGTAAGAATTCATCGCCACGACAGGGTCTTCGTTCGTAGTCGGGTCGAAGTAGAAGATGCCTTTGTGCCCGGGACCGCCAGAGAAGAACAGCCGCGGAATCCCCGGTTGGAACGTCTGGGCGAAGACCATCGTGCCGATCAGTTCGGTCTTCCAGTAGGTGACGCGCCCGGTCTCGAGGTCGAGTTTCAGCACCCGCTGTATCAGGTTTTCACCGAAGGCTTCGGGGAAGCCGACGTAGAGGCAACCGTCGAGGTAGGTGAGAAAGCCTTTGGCCCGGTCCCAAGTCGGGAAGACCATTTCGCCGAGAGTGGCGCGGGGGTTGCGGCGATCGGTCGAGGTCCGGAGCGCATCGGTGACGCGAACCGGCGGCCCCCCCGTCGTCACCCAAATCCCGTCCTGGGCCAGGAAGTAGACGCCGTCATGCCCAACCGCGATCGGCTGTGAATCGCTCTCGAAGAAACCAAGCACCCGCGTCCCCAGATCGATCGTGCTGAAGTTGAAGATCGGCCGGCCTTCTTCGTCAGCGGAGATCCCGTAGAAAACGAAGCAGTACGTTTCCTTGAAGACGAAGACGTTGCGGTTGAACGTACACATACCGACGATCTGCTCGCCGTCGCCAGGGTTGAGCTGGACGTAGGCAGTCGATTCGAAGTGCTCAGGCTGGCCGGGTTCGGAGAAGAAGACGTGGGAGGGCGACCCAGCGGCTTTCCCCGGTCCCCCTTCGAGTCCAGTGTTTGCGTAGACGAGGCGATTGGCCCCGTCCTGCCAGTCAGCGAGAAAGTGGGCAGTCGGCATCTGTTGCCCGCCAACTTCGTCTACCACAGCTTCAGGCGAAGAGAAGGCGCCCTGAAAGAACTTCCGAACAGGTTTGTCCTGGTTGGCGATGTACGTGACCGGCGTCAGCACGTTCTCCCCGATCTGCGCAAAGCTCAGTCGCAGAGTCGTCACCGGAATCGAGCCGGCACCCTCTTCGCCCGCAGCGTTCAACCACACGAGCGTTTCCCCACGACGAGCGAGGATCGCGAACTGCTCGCCGAGTGGCGCCCAATCAACGCCGTGACCGAAAATCCGATCGTAGGCTTCCGGCGGTGCTTTGGTCGTGAACTGACGAACGCCCGCCCTCGAGCCGAGGACGCCGCTGTCGTCCCAATCGACGTCGAGGAGGTCGATTGCCGCACCGGAGCCAACCAGCGCCGGAGGAACGCCGAGCCGAAGCCCGTCGAAGCTGTCGATCGAGATCGCAGGTTCGAGAGCCATCAGGAGAGGTAGTCGTCAACGGTCCCCGACCGCTGAATCATTCGATTGCCGTCGTAGCTCTTGCGCAGGTTGCGGACCATGTTGCGCATCCCGCGATCGAACTCCTGCCTGACGAAGCCGGCGGCTTCGAAGTTGTCCGTGTTCTTGTAGGCCCGCACCACGGCGGCGTCAACGATCAGGTCGTGGTAGTCGGCGTCGAAGATCGGTTCGTCGCCGTCTTCTTTGAGGTCCGGCGGCTTCAGCAGGTACCGGACCTGGATCGTGGAGTCGGCGTCGCTCGGGAAGACCCGCAGCTCATCCTCGCCGTCGAGGAACCACTGCGTTGCCGTCCCCACCTCGGTCAGCCCCGGGTTCCACCGCTCGAGCCCGGCCCGGGTCGCGAAGGTTAGGCGCTCGCCGTTGCTGACGTTGACAACCGAGAGGACGTGTTTGAGGTCCGCGATCGTCAGCGGGGCTTTGCCTTCTTTTTCGCCTTCGAGGAAGCCCCAGGCGCGGTAGTCGATGATCTCCCGGTATGCCTGGTTGATCCACCGCTTGATCCGAGCTTCGCCTTCTTCGTCGTTGGCGATGAACTCAAACCCGCGGGCAGAGACCTCTTCGATCAGCTCTTTGAAGGTCAAGCCTTTTTCCTCTCAGCCTCGCGCCTCGCCTTACGCTCCGCGGCCACTGCGGGCGGCAAGATCAGATCCGTCCGCTTGTGGAAACCGCTGTCGCCCCGCAGCCGCTTCGCGGCCCTGTGGGCAAGCGCCATTTCGTCCTGCCGCTGCTCGGCCTCCCGCGCCCTCGCCCGCTCTTTCGCCGCCCGGTGTTTCGCCCTCGCTTCCTGCTTGGATCGGTGGACCCGCGGGTTCCACATATCGTTGGCGGTGAGGGCGTCGAGGAGCCAGGGACCAGGGGCTTTGTACTTCTCGTCCTCGGTGAGCAGAGGCCAGTATTCGTCGTATTCGCCGGGGATCTCTTTCTTCAGTTGCCAGCAATCCCGGTGATCGAATTCCGTCGCGTTCCAGGGGACGAAGACGAGAGAGAGCGTCGGATCAATGCGCTTCAGCTCCTCATTCCAGTGACGAGCCTCGTCAGCGTCTGCCTGGACCTGCCTCGCCATCGCGGCGTTGGCAGCAGCGGGATCAAGGGCAATCGCAAGTCCCGTCATGGCCTACTTGCCCCGGGCGAAGACGCGGACGACGACTTTGGAGGCGTCGGCGGCGTTCGCCAGCTCTTTGGAGGTTTTGCCGTTAAGCAACTTCACTTTGGCGCTCCCGTTTTCCTGGGCCAGCAGAACGGCGCTGGTCACAGGCGTCGCTTCGGCTTCGGTCCCGTTGAGGAGCTGGCAGTAGCCCCCGGTGACGCGGGTCAGGCCGAGCTGTTCGGCAGTGACGACCTCGCCGCCGGTCGGGTAGGAGTTGTCGAAGGTGACGTCGGTTTCGGTTTCCCGCTCGTCGCCCTGCACCTTGGCGGTCTTGACGGTTTTCACCGTAACCGCCAACAGCAGCATGAAGAACTTGAACAGTGACATCGCGGATCTCCTTTGGTCGGTACGAATGCAGGAAAAGCCCGCCCCCGATGTGACTCGGGGACGGGCTGAGGGGTTAGGCGAGGTTCCGGAACTGGCCGATCGCGTTGCGGCGATTGGATGCCATCTCCAGGTACCACTCGAGCGACCCGTAGAGGAAGGTCGAGTTCGCCTGCGGCATGAGGATGCCGTTGCCGTACTGCTGCGTCAGCCAGTACGGTTTCTCGTCGCGAATCATGAAGACGTGCTCGCGACGGACGTAGGTGAAGTCACCATCGGGGCAGTCCTCGTGGGCCTGGACCCTGAGACCTTTCCCGATCATGACGAACTCACCGTCGCCCAGGTTCTGCTGATCGACGCCGTCGAAGCGGACCTGCGGGTAGGTCTCGTTTTCGAGAGCTTCGACCTGCTTCAGCGACGTCCATGCCCAGTCGGGGTTACGCCCCTTCTGGCGCACCTTGCGCCGCCCTTTCACGACCCGCTGACGGGAGATTGGCCCGCCGGTCAGATCTTGGAACGCCGGCACCCAGCCGGGCTCCACTTCCGGGTTCAGTTCGCCGAAGGTTTTAGCCGGATCGGCGAGGTTGCGGAACCCGTTGATCGAGTACGACGTCGCGCCGGAGCGCGAGTTGGCGATCGACACGAAGAATTTCCCGTCTTCTTCGGTATCGACGTTGGCCCCCGAGATCGTGATCGTCGGTTCGGCTTCGTCATCGTCGTACGCGGTGATTTCCCGCGAGGCAGCCAGCGCCGCCTCGTTGGCAGCGGTCCCGATGTCGATCACCTGACCGATCGGGAGCCACTGTTGCCGGGTCGCCTCGATACCGAGCGCGTAAGCGTCGGCCCCGTTGATTCGGAGCGGCAGTTTCGTGGTGCCGCCACCGTTGTCTTCGAGCGAGACAATGAACCCGGACTGATCCCCGACGAGCTGCCGGACGATCTGTTTCTGGGTGTCGGACACGGTGCCAGTGACCTCCGTGTCCACCACTTTCGCGACGGCCTGGCTGTTGTTGCCAGTCCGCTTGATCGTCGCGGTGTCGATTTCGATCGCGTTGAAGGCCCGGCGCAGGGTCCATTTCGCCTTGGCGGTCTTCTGACCGTCAGGGGCGTTGGTTTCCCGAGAGCCGTTCGGCCCGACCATCGTGAAGCCGCCGCCGCGTCCGGTGTGGACCGCGGTGCTCGCGTGGTCGCCGATCATCTCGTCTGGGTCCTTGACGCCGAGCTGTTTCATCAGCTCGTCGTCTTTTTGAAACTGGATCTCCAGGTTGTCCTGGGTCCAGCCCTCTTTAAGCGTCGCTTCGACAACGGCAATGTCCGTAGCCGGCATATCGACGCCCCTCCTTTCGGGAGGCCGCTAACTACTGCGCGTCGCCGCGTGCAGCCTCGGCTGCTTCGGCCATGCGCTTGACGCGGTCCTCCGTGGTCTCGTTTGGCAGGTCAACCTGCCGGGAGGCCGGTTTACCCGGCCGCGCACGACGGGGAGCCTTTTTCGACTCGATCCACCGCTGCTGCCGTTCGGCGACGATCCCCTCGAGCAGGTCGATGGCCCCTTTGACGTTGGGGCGACCCTGCTCGTCCCGGAGCTGGTCCGAGTAGAGGTAGACAAACTCGATCTCGTCCTTGGAGAATTCTTCATCGTGCTCTTTCTCCCAGGATTCGATCCCTTCAGCGATCTGCGCATCCTCCTGATCGACGATCTCGCGTTCTTCATCGAAGCGATCACGTTCCTCGATCCGTTGACGCAGTTCCTGTAGTTCCTGCTCAGTCTGCGGCTCCTCGTAAAGATCGGCCTCGCTGAGCAGATCGTCGTCTGCTTTGCCGACGTCGATACCAAGGATGCGAAGGATCTCCGGTGCCCGCTCGGGGTCGAAGAGACCATCCACGATCGCCTGGTACTGACTGGCCTCCTGGCTTTGCTGACTCAGCTCTTGGGTCTTGCGCGTGTAGTCCGCCTGCATCCGCCTCTGGGCGGCTTCGGCGGCTTTGCGTGCATCGCCCTCGAGAGAGTCAAGGTCGTAGTCCGTAAAGGACTCCGCGTCCTCTTCGCCGCCCGGGTTCGGTCGTTCTTCCGAGTGGACGTCGTCGGGGGTCGGCTCGTTGCCGGTGCCTTTGCCGTCGTCTTCGACCTCGTCGTTGAGGAGTGCCCCGCTGGAAAGCAGCTCGTGCTGCATCTCCGGCCAGGCGGGTTCCTGCAGACGCGCCAGTTGAAGGACGTCGTCAAGGTGGGCAAGAGCCCCGGGCTGATCCTGCCGAGCGGCAGGGGCCTCTTCGGTGCGCATTTGCGCTCCTTTCGTGGGGGCGAGTGCTCGAAGGCTGGTTCGCCCGATTTAGCCGAGTGCGCTTGCGACGCTGGTTCGGCCGGAAGTTCGTGTGTCGCAGGTCGACGTCGCGTCGCGCCGGATCCCGACGACGTCTATTCGCTGCGCGGCCCTGGGCCTTCTTCTTGCCCGTTGCCGGTTTCCGAGGGCTGCGAGGGCATTTCCTTCGCGCCCTGCGGCTTGGCGGCGTTGCGCATCCCGAGTTCTTCGGCACGCTGCGTCTGGAGTTCCTGAGCCCGCGCCGCGTTGCGGGTCTCGAGGTCGATCAACGCCTGGTAGACGAGCATCGTGGCCCGCTGGGCACTCGCCGGCAGATGCGACCACTCGTCCGACTTCATGAAGGTCTCGAGGCGCGACTTCCAGATGACGGTGTTGTCGAAGGGCCGCGGCATCCAACCCTCGACAAACCGCTCCTGCACCGCCCGCCCCGGGGAACCGGGAATGATTTCGCCGGTTTCGGGGTCTTCTTCGTCTTCGGTCGGCGGTTCGATCCACAGCGGTTCACCCGTCTGCGGATTGAGTCGGGGCACATCCTCGCCGGGCATGACGGGCCGCGGCGGCAGCTTGTCGAAGGTGTCGGCGCGGATCTGGCTGATGATGAAGTTGATCCGGGCCTCGTCCTCTTCGTAGCTTTCGTTGAGGAGATCAATGTCGCCGGCGGCCAGTGCTCGCAGGACGATCTCCGGCGGGAACTTGCCGGGGAAGATGCCTTCAGGGCCGGCCAGTTCCTTGATTTCCTGACGCACTTCCTGGCGGCTGCGGGTTTCGAAGGAACCGAGCCGAATGCGGACGTCGGTCTGCCCGCGGATGTCGGCACCCTTGAAGTCTTCGATCGCCTCCCAGCCCGTGCGACCGCGGAACTTCAACAGGCGCTTCTCGGTGTAGCGGCGCTGGACGATACAGAGGGAGTCGCGGCCGACGAGGGCGTAAGCCGCAGCGACGTCTTCGATGAAGTCCTGCCAGGCAACCGCGTCCTGTTCGCGGAAGGCTTCGACCCCCTTGCCCGATTCGATCTGACCGGGCACTTCGCTCTGATGCGAAACGCTGCCGAGCCCGGCCTGAGCGCGGTCCTGCACGTCGCCGAACTCGTTGGGCATCGACGGCATCTCGCGCCACTGGATCTGACCGCCGGCAAGCGCGTCTTCATCGACTTCGACAACGCCGCCGGGCTCGTCATCAATCTCGCCCTTGATTGCGCCCTCGGGAGCGATGAGCTGCGGGACCAGGACGAGCTGAAGATACTCAGCAGCCTTGTTGGCGCCGTAGTCGAAGTCGCGCATGAACTCGATCATCGACTGGACGAGGCCACGATGACGGTCGCTGGAGCCGTCGATCGAGTAGACGGCGCGGCGCAGGCAGACTTCGTCAACGATGTTGCCTTTCTCGTCTTCGAGCGGGTAATCCTCGGGCTCGAAGATCTGATGGCCGTTCGCGTAGAAGAGGCGTCGGCCCCGCGGGTAGTCGGGACAGGGCCGCTCGAAGAACTCCGTGACCATGACGAGGTTGCCACCCTTGGGCCTTTCGCGGCCGGCGATCATGCCGTGCTGATCGGCATCGGGCTTCAGTGGCGGACCCATGAAGCCCGGCTCCTTTTCGACGTCTTCCTTGGAGCGGGCGTGCTCGATCGCGAACCAGCGGGTGTCCTCGAACTCAACCCCTGGCTCCCAGATGACCTCGAGCCCGGTGAAGACGGCAGCGCGCAGCTCGCCCATCCCGATCACACCCTCGTCGGTCTCAACGAAGGGGCCGATCGAGGCATCCCAGTAAGGGAAGATGAAGGCTTCCTCAGTGACCAGGGCGTTCCAGACGAAGCGGCGGAAGGCTTCTCTGATCCTCCAGGGTCGCTCATAGCCAGCGACGAGGATCTTCCGGCCCAGGCGGGTGGCGGCGTAGTCTTCCGGGTCCGAGGTCGAAGGTACGACCTCATAGCGAGGTTCCCGCGGCGCCGCCGCCGAGACTTTCGCCTTCAAGATCGGCGAGATCAGATCGTGACTGCGACGCACACGATGGTCGGGCTTTTCACCACCGGCCCAACGCGGCACCGTGGACTGCTCGATCAACTTCATGCCGGTTTTGTCGATCGAAACGAAGTGGTTGCCACGGGCGAACTCCAACGCCTGCTTGCGGCGAGGAGCGACCTGTTCGAGCCGTTCCCGGCCGCGTTTGATCCTCTTCTCCTCCTCCCCCGTCAACGAGGGCGGTTTGTTCGGATCGAGCTTGCTGAGGCCGCGCTGGACCGACTCTTTGACGCTCACGATTCACCCTCCCCCTCGTCCGGCTCCGAGAAGCCGTGCGCCTCGTTCCAAGCAGCGTCGTCCTCGGCCGAGATCACCCGCGGCTTCTCCGGCTTGTCCCTCCGGCGCCGGGCAGGGGCAACCGGGACAGGGACCGCGCCACCGCCGCGGCGAGAGGCGACAGCACGCAGCTCAACCGCGTGCTGTCGCTCCCGCCAGGCGATGAAGCCAAGGAAGCCGAGGACGATCAGGGCGTCCATCTAGCAGGACTCGTAGCCGAGGCTGTAGGTCCAGTTGCCGGCGCCGGAGTGAGTCACCTTCACCCGCCAACTACGCGGCAGGGCAAGTGCCTGACTCTGGACGGCGGCAACATCTTTGGTCTCGGCGCTGGCGCTCCCGACGATGAAGATGAGCGTCGTACCGCCGCCAAGTTCTTCGCCTTTTTTCGAGGCTTCGAAGGAGGTCACCGGAACGTACTTGCCGCTCACCGGATCTTTCGCTTCGAGCACGAGCGTCAGGGTCTCAGCGGCAGCAGGCGCTTTGGTGATGTCGAGGAAGAACATCAGCGCCTTGTCGTCGCGTGCCGATCGAACATCATCGGTGACGTTCGTTGCCGCCCGGACTTTCGAGTCGAGGAGGGCGATGTCAGTCGTCAGTTCCCCCATCGGTTAGCTCCGCTTCCTCTTCGAGCTGGTCGAGCTCTTGCTGCGTGCCCCCGAGCTCGAGGAAGCGCTTTTCGAGGCGCGGGAGGAGTTCCGCTGCCCACTCGCGGAGGCTTTTCCCCTGGCGGGCTCGCCCGAGGTTTTGGTCGGCGCCTCCTTGCGCGCAGTCGAACGCTGGCGACGAACGGGCCTCGGTTGCGGCTCACTCGAAATCGAGCGACGGCGCTTCTTCGGCCCCTTGTCGCGAGCCTCCTCGGTGCCGACCGGGTCGGTCTCGTAGGTGAGATGGAAGCGAGCACCTTCGAGCGCGTAGACGTCGAAGCCCGACTGCGCCGGATCGAACGTCTTGGTCTCCGGGCCGACCAGCGTAATGGTCTCCGGCCGCGGGTCGGCGCTGCCCTCTACCTCAGAGGTCGCCGGCAGTCGGGTCAGCACCACCGTCCCTACGGCGACATCGATCTCGCGGATCGCCGTTTCGATTTTGCAGTTGTCCCGTACTCCGAGTGATTGGTTAGCCGGCATTGCGCAGCCCCTTTCTGTTTACAGCGTCAGCACCCGCCCTCTCTTCAAGTTGGATGGCGGCGTTGATGACGTCTTCCAGCTCGTCGCGCTCGCGTTTCGCGTTCTCGAGCCACTCTTCGAGTTGCTTGGCCTTACCCGCCGAGACCATGCCCAGGTGCTCGCGGGCCACTTCTTCGATCAGCCCGACGTCCAGATAAAGGTGCGTCGGTTCTGGCCGGTCGATCAAGACGTTGAAGTCGATGAAGCGACCCTCGGCGCGGCCGGTGACGGCGCAGGCGCGGGGCGGGTGGGGAAGCGGGTAGAAGCCCTCGTCCTCGGTGCTGACGATGCGAGCCATGCTGGGAACCTCCTCGGTTAGCTGTATTTGCCCATCGGCGCACCCGGCCGGCGACGACGTTTGCGCGCCGCAGGGGCGGTCCCCGGCTCGTAGACATCGTCGTTGGGCCGGCGGCGCCTGCGCTTCAGCGGACGCTCCATGCAGAGGTAGCGTTTCGCGTCCATAAGGTGATCGTCTTTCTTGACGACGCCGAAGCTGCCGTCGTCCTTCGGTTCCTGCCGGTAGCGGCCCCGCTCCCACAGCGTTTTCTTGCAGTTGGAGGCGACGACGAGAAGCGGGAAGGCGATCGTCGCTTTGACGCCGCGATCGACTTCGATCTCCCGGGTGTGCTCGTAGCGGCGCATTACCTCGAAGCAGCCGGTTTCGACGTCGTTGGACTTCGCTTTGCGGACCTTGATCCCGGCTTCTTTGTACGCCTTGTCGGTGCGTTTGTTCGTCTGCACGTTGCGCGACTCAGCGGCCGGGTCGATGATCGAGCGCTTCGGCCGCACGCCCCACTCGGCCCTCTTCGCCCTGATTTTCTCGGCCGCGTTCTCGGGCACGCACCAGCGGTCGTGCAGGTAAAGCTCGTCGTAGATCCAGAGGCGCCCGTCGCCGTCGAAGCCGCCGAAGATCACCGCCGTCGTCCCGATCCCGGGGTCGATCGACTCGAAGCAGTCGAGCCCCCGGACGAACTCCTTGCTCAGCGGCTCGCAGACGTGAAGCTCTTTGTCAAACATCGGGTAGACAAGCCCCTGCGCGTGGACGAACTGCCCAGACTTGCGCGCCGCCCGCATGTGCTCGGGAATTTTTTCTTCGGCTTCGCGCTTGCCTTCGGCGTCCAGGTGGGGGTTGTCGTCCTGGTCGGCGCGGACCAGGATCATTTTCGGCGAGTCCCACACTTCGGGGGCGATCTCTTCGCCGCGTTCTTCCCACAGATCATCGAACGTCCAACCGAGACCGTGGACCGGCGAGAAGGTGAAGAGTTCGTCGCCGCGGTACTCGGCCAGGCGGTTGACGTTGGCTTCGTGGATCGCTTCGCCCTTGACGCCCTTGGGTTCCTCGTCGTAGTGGATGCGATGCCGCGACGTGCCGCCGAACTTGGAGACATCCTGCTCCTGCGACATGAACTCGAAGAAGCTGCCGTTGGCGAAGTCGAGGGTGTGTTTCTTGTCGCTGTAGGCCGCTTCCCAGGAGCCCCGATAGAGCTGCGCCGCCGGCACCCATTCCTGCATCGTCCGGAGCATTTCCTGGTGGCCCTGGCCGAAGTCGGGGGTGACGATGCGGCAGAAGAAGGGTGGCTCCCAGATCTTGTAGCCGCGAAGGTGCTCTGGCAGCACGTCCTCGTCAACGGCGTCGATCAGGTCTTGGAGGACACCGGACACCGTCTTGCCGGAACGTTCGCCGCCGAGGAAGACGCGGATCTTGCGGCGGGCAGCATGGAAGGGCTGCTGCTTCTCGTGCGGGTAGTAGCGCAGGAGCGGGTTGACGCGGACCCGCTCGATCAGCTCGCGGAGCTGGGCCTGGACCTCGGGACTTTCCAGCGCCCGCGGATCTCGAATCCGGACCTTCAGCCCAGGCGGGAGCTGGGAGAGGTCGATCAGCTCGGGCACGAGAAGACCCAAAGCAGTCGGAGCCGACGGCGGCGGCGGCGGGCTCGGCGACTCATTTCTTCTTGCCCTTCGCCATCCGACCTGCGAGTTCTTCGATGCCGGCGCGACCCGGTTCTTTCTTCGGATCGGCCTTCCTGCCGTCCGTCGCGGCCGCCGGCAGCGACGACGGATCGCCGCCTTCGAGCCCGAGCGCCCGCAGGATCAGCTCGCCTTCGGAGAGGTCACGGTCAGTCGCCATCTGCTTGATCTGCGCCTTCTGGGCAGAGGAGAGGCGGAACTTGCAGAAGGTGTCCTTGACGAGCGCCATCAGGCCACCCGCACCTTGCGGACCCGCCGACCCCGGCCGATGCCGCACTCCTGGCAGTTGGGGCCGTAACCAAAGCTGTGCTTGCAACGCCGGCAGCAAAAGGACGCCGGCGGGCGGCGACGGAACGTGCTCAACTCAGCCTCCTTTTTTTAGTTAGAGGGGATCGGGGGGGTCTTCGTCGGGGTAGGGCCATTCATCTAGCTCGACCCTCACTAACTCAGCGAGTTCGCAGACCCAACGGTCAAGAAGGAACACCTGAAGCCGCGGATCAGCGACGCGCCACAATCTGCTCCAGGCGAATGCCGTGTGGCCCGATCCGTCACGAACGGTGAGGACGAGCACCGGATCGTTGCTGCTTCCGTAGGCATTGATCGAGGCGCGACGCAAACCATGCTTACGCTCCAGCCAGTCGGCCGTGTACGCCTCGCGGACAATTGTCTCCCACGCAGCAATCATCACTCGAAGGGATCAGGCAGCGAAGCTGCCCAGAGGAGAAGGTCGTGCGGCGGTCGATGCTCGCGCCTCGAGCGGCGACGGATCATCTCCACCGCCGCCGGCTTGAACCTGACACCGTGCTCGCGCTCGTAGCGGGCGACTGCAGCGGCGACACGACGCTCGTGCTGTTCGGCCTTGGAGTGCTTTTTCGTACGGCGAGGACGGCTATGGCGGGAGCCCCGACCCGCAGGCATCAGTCTTCGGGGCCGGGGCGGTCGGAGTCCTTTTCTTCGGCTGCCATCCGCGCCTCTTCTGACTCGTCACCACCCCCCTCACCTTCGAGGCGTTCCTGCTCCTCGCGGGAGTCGTCGGTCTGCGTGGCGACGTCGACCTGCGACTCCTCGCCGTCGCCGTGGTCCTCCGCGACCTCCACCCGAGCTTCGATGCAGAGCTGGACACCGCGCTCGACGTCGGGGACGCCGGTCTCATCCATGCTCGCCATCGCGATCTGGACGATTCCCTGCGCCTCCAGGGCGTTGAAGTCGAGGCTCAACGCCGTTTCGAGTTCGGCAAGGCGATCGGCGGCATAACCGGCGCGAGCCTGCTCGAGCATCGCCGTGAAGACGGTGATCCCGGCGGTGAGCGGGTTCGCCCGAGACCCACGCAAGACGTCGAGGGCTTCGATCAGCTCAGCCGCCTCGACCTGGCGGTCCTCCCGCTCGCCGCGCTGACGCTCGTCGGTGTCGCCGGGATCCTCAACCGACGATTCCGGCGCAACCGCACCGGCCTCACGACGTTCCTGCTCGTTGGCGGCGACTCGGCGTTCCTTGCGACGCTGGCGATTGCGGGACACAGCTCCTCCTCGGGTTAGAAGATCTGAAGGGCGACGATCCACGCGAGAACGTGGACGGCGAAGAAGAAGAAGATCCAGGCGAAGGCGGTCGCCTCCTCACGGGAGTCGGCCGATTCCGCTTCGACCTGCACTTCCACAGCGGCGATGATGTCGTCCAGCTTCATGCCGGCCAGAGCTGGTCGATGATCTGGTGCTCGCGGCGTTCGAGGGCATCGACGCGCCGCTGAGCGAGTTCGGCGACCTCGCCGTCCGCGTTTTCAGCCCGGGCGCGCTGGACGTGCTGCTCCTCCCGAACGATCTGCAACTCGGCCCAACTCAGCTCGCGGTTGAGCAGGCGGTAGGGAACGGCACGCTGAGTCAGCAGGCGGGTGAGGAGGTCGAGGTCGAGCGCCGGCCCGTCCTCGGTCTCGACCAGCGAGTACCGCAAGACCTCGCGGATCTTCTCGAGGACGATCGCCCGGGCCTCCTCGGGCGTGACCTCCGGCTCGACCTGCTGCTCCTCAGCCATTCAGAGCATCCAGTTCCGGCTGCCAGCGAGGTTGTGGGGCCGGATCTGATCCTCGTGGCGGACGTCAGCCAACTCGGAGATCGCGTCCGTGCCATAGATCGCGATCAGCTCGCGCAACTTCTCGAGAGCTTTGCAGAAGCCGAGTCGTTCCATATCCAGTTCACGCTCCCGCGTCTTGGAGATCTTGCCCTCCGGATAGCGCGGGGCCATCGTCAGGAACGCCTCGACCAGCTTGGTAAGACTCCGTCGCTTCGACTTCGGCGCCCGTTTCAGCCCGAGTTCTTCGAGTTCTTCGAGCAGGGTGTCGCGAGGCGGCTTCTCGCGAGCCATCAGCGGCCCGACCAAACGCGAACGGCGTTGATGAAGTGGTCGATGCCGCGGCCGAGTTCGACCTTCCAGAGCGGTACGTCGGGGTCGATCTCGTCCTCCAGATCGATCTCCTCCTCGGCGCGATCCTCCTCGGCGAGGCCGGAGTTCCGGCAGGCGGCGGCGCCCAGGTTCTCCAGCAGCCCGATCAGGCCAAGGATGCTGACCCAGGGATAGCCGTCCGGGCCGATCCGGACGTCGATCTCGCCGAAGAGGTCATCCTCCTTCTCGTCGTTCGTCGGCTTCTTTCCATTGTCGGCCAAACGCATGCTTCCCTCTTTCATGCCGGCGACACCCTCGTACCCCGGCCGGACCTCACCGAAGTCCACCCGATAGTGCCAGCCGCCGCAGCCGCCGCACCACTGCCGGCCCGTCACGGTCCCGACCACGTCGGCGGGAATCGGGAGGGTCGAAGTGGGCGCCGCCACGATCCTGTCCCCCTCGGCGAACAAGGGCTTCGGCAGCTCGGCGCCGGCCTCTGCCTGAACGGACTGGGCACCGATCTGAGCCAGTCGGCGCTGGTTATCGACGTAGCGGCCGGCGAGGATCGCGACCCGGAAGGGGAGCTGGTGGACGGCACCTTCGTCGGAGCGTTCGATCGAGACCCGATCGAGCTCGTTGTGAGCCTCAACTTCGCGGCGCTTCATGGTGACGAGCCGACCAGCAAGAATCGCCACCCGCTGGCTGATGTCGAGGATGCAACTCTCGTCGTCGCTGAGCTGCGGGACGTCCATTGAGTCGAGCGTTTTCATCGCTTTGGACAGGGCCTCCCCGTTCGGGTCCTCCGCCGCATTCGCCATCGCTAACCGCTCAGCCGTCTCCACGTCCTCGACGTCCCAGGCCAACGCCGTCTGGAGGATGCGAGTGTCGTCGTCGCTGAGCTGCTGACAGGCAGCGAGGATGTGGTCAAGGTTTGCCGGCGTGCACCGGATCTCGGTCCTGATGCCCTTCGTGCGACCCGCCCTTGCCTCCTGATCACTCACTGTGCTCTCCTCGCCTTGATTGAAATTTTGTGCCCCACCGAGCTCAGCATCCTCCAAGAAGCCGTTGCAGCCCGACGGGACCGCGGCAACCTAACCGATATGGCGGACGGATGTGGGTACATCCCCGGAAAGTGGCCGAAGTTCCTACCAGGGGTAGGCGCAATAGCGGCGCGAGTACCGGCGACCCGCTTCCCGGGCGGCGTTGTCCAGCCGGCGCTTCTCGTCGCGCTCACGGTTGGCCTCGCGGTCACGGCGGGCGATCTCGCCCCTGATCCAGTCGGCCTCGTCGCGGTCGAAGCGCGCCCATATCGCCCGTTCCTCCTCGACCGCCTGCTCGGCCCGTTCATGGGCTCGCTGCTGAAGGGCCTCGTCAACGGTGCCCCAGCCGAAGAACTCCATGTGCATCGCGAAGCGGCAATGCTGGATTTCGTTGACCGCCGCCTCCATTTCGAGCTGCCGCTGGCGAGCCCGGCGGTGTCGCTGCTCGAGGCGGCGCTTCTTCGCCACCTTCATCCGAATCCGGTTCATCGCCGATAGCCGATCGCGGCGCAGACGATCCGGTGGACACCGTCTTCGATCTCGCGGGCGATCATCGCCTCGAGCCGCGCCGTCAGTGGCCCTACGCCGCTGACGAAGAGGAGGACGAAGTACGGCTGACCGACCGGGGCTGCCAGGCTGATCCGGTAACGCCGACCCGCCGCCTCCGAGGAGACCTGCAACCGGACCCACGGCGGCGCCGCGATCCGGGCGGCGAGGTAAACGCGCATCTGCTCGCAGGTCACAGGCCCAACGCCTCCTTGACCTCGGGCACCCGGCCGTCTTCTGCGAGCCACAGGTCGAGTTCGTTGGCCGGGTTGCAGAACAGCACGACCTCCCTGATCGAGAACAAGCCGTTGATCGTCTGCTGGGTCCAGACATCCCGAGTGATCGCCTCGAGCCGTTCGAGGTAGTTGGGCATCCGCATGATCTCTTCCCGGCGCAGCCTGATCCGGCGCTGCTCGGCCCAGAACTCCGCAGCGATCTGGGGGTTGGTCTCGGGCCTCATGGTGCGCCCAGCCAGGCAAGCGCGCCTCCGACCCACCCTGCCGTGTAGATGATCGTCGCGAGCCCGAAGGCCGTGTCGTGCTTCTGCCCGACGCCGAGCAGGAGGTCGATCGGAGTCAGCAGGACCACAAGCGGAACGAGATAGGCCAACATGACCACCACGCCCAGCCACACCCCTCTCAGCACCTCGCGCATGGATCGGCACCCTAGCCGACCCGGAAGACGAATGTGGGAACACACACCGCCCTAGTCCGGGGCGGGGCTGCCTACCCCCCACGACCTTCGGGCTCTGCGCCCGATGTTCTTTCCAACGTGACGTTGTGGCTTCTGAACTACCCGGATTCCGGCGGTCCCACATGCAGGGGCTAGATCGTCCCGGCCCACCCCCGAGGCTCGTGATCCGAAGGGGGGCGGGGTCGGCTGGCGGTGCTCACGAGGTTGCCGCCCCGGGTCTGCATCATCGCCCCGGCAGGCACGGTAACAGATGTGGGCACATGGCCCTCCCCTTTGCCCCAATCTTGTCGTTGGGGAGGGTGATTAGTACATGGCGCGGGGCCGGCGATCCGCCACTCCCCCGTCCCCCTGGTCAACGGGGTTCGGGGGATCGGGGTACCCGGTTCCGATGATGCTCGACACACACAACGAGGCAGAGAGCCGAGGAGGGGAGGCGGGCACGCCTACGCTCGGTTGACATTCCGTGCGTTATGTCAGCCCATGCAGCCAAGGTGTCGCACGTCGACCACGCTCGCGTTTGTGCTGGCGCGCGTCGGTCTCGGGCGGTATCTCCGCGGCTGTATCGGCTTCGTGCAGCGGATCGCACATGTGTCCACTTCAACCCCGTGAGCTTGACTGTGCCCACAATCCGTGCGATGGTTCGCACATGCACACGACCGAAGGGAACACCATGCAGCACACCTACATCGACAAGGACACGGGGGAGATCGTGATTCCCTGGTCCGCGATCCCCGATTACCACTGGCTCGACGTGGTCCAGCTCGCCAACTACTTCACCTTCTCCCGTGGTGGCGACGCCTCGTTCGTACACGAGATCGAGCAATGACCTTCGCCGACCGAATCGAACGCCTGCGCTGCATCCGTGACGGCATGGGCGACCTCTACAGCAACGATGAGATCCTGGCCGTCGATATCGGCTACGGAATCGCTGGACCCCTGACCTGCGAGCAGATGGCCAAGGAAGCCGACGAACTGCTCGCCGACCTACTCGAATCCCCGGAGGTAGTCGCATGAACGCAGAACGAGAGATGGCAACCGCAGACGGTCTAGGCGCCGAGCCACGGCGACGCACCGCCAGATACAACGGCGTACCGGGCTGCCCAAGGGTCGAGGTTCTGTCCATCGACTACGACAAAGCCGCTGTGCGCTCTGACGAAGCCGAGCCCGGACACGCGCTGTTGATCGTGCCCGTCTCTGAGCTTTCGCACTACGTCTTCGGCCCGCGTGCCTCGCTGCCGGTAGCTGTCGGCGAGGTCGACGCACGACCCAAGGGCGAAGCGTTCAACCTGCGGATCGAGCTGGGCAACGAGGCCATGAACACCGCCGCCAACGTGGCCGACGCCTTGGCCCGCTGCGCGGCGACGGTCGAGGAGACCGGATCGTGGGAGGGAACGATCAGCGACGGCAACGGGAACACCGTAGGCCACTACCTGCTGAGCGACGAGGAGGCGGTCTAGGTGCAGCGGGCGACCGTGCGTATCCGCGTCAACCCTCGCCACTACGGAGAGGAGATCGCCAAGCGCACGCCCTACGTCGAGGTATCGGGCTGGGCGTGCGAGGTCGTGGGCGAGCCCTGCGTTGTGCATCGACCGCTCGCCAGTGGTGAGGACGGCGAGCCCATCGCGGGGGATGGTGGGCGGCACAAACTCTGGGTGGTCTCCCACCTGGCGAGCGGGGCGAAGATCACTGGCGGCATGGTCAACGAGACGAGGGAGGAGCTGGCCGAGCGGGCGAACCGCTTTGTCGAGGAACGCGGCGGCCGAGAGGCGCTGCTACGCCTCGCCGCTGAGCTGGTCGAGCGAGAGGGAGCGATCACCTAGCCGCGCTTGAAGCGCTGCGCCGGTTCGATTCCGGGGCGCGGCCATGTACCAAGCACACGAACGAAGGGAGCACTGAAATGACGGGGTGCAAGGAGTGCCGCAAGTGGCGAGCCCACACCGGAGGAGTCGGAGAGGTTCCGACCACCCAGCCGGGACACCGAAACCATCCAAGCGGCTGGGTGCCGTGCAAGTGCCAGAACACGCGTCCTCTGGTCGAGTGCGTGGACTGGGCAGCTTCGCCGCGAAGCGGAAGGGGGGCAAAGTGAACGAGATGACGCAGCCCTACACGATCCACAACGATCCGAAAACCGCTGCCTGGACCATCGTCGTCAACGGTCAGAAGTACGGGCCGTATGACGGCAGCGAAAACGAAGCGATCCAGAGTGCCCGTGAGGAAGGCGCTCCGATCTGATGCCGAGATCCGGAGACGACATTCTCGGCGATCTCCGGGCCTCGAGGGACGACGCCTGCCGCCTTCGCCAGGAGCTCGCCCAGAACCACGAGCGGACGTGCAGGCTGATCCGGGAGGCGCGGGAACATCCAGACCTCTCCGTCGAGCAGGCCGGGGAAGTCGTGGATCTGCCGAGGCGCACCGCCTACGAATACGCGAAGGCGGGCGACGAGCTGGAGGCGCGGTCGTGAAGCGGCTGCGCCTCCTCGTCGGCCTCACCGTCGCCATCGCGGCGTGGATGCCAGGTACGACACCTGCCCTCGCCGCGCCGTTCACCCCTGAGCTGAACCGCGCTTACGCGGTGGCGATCGGGTTCTGGCACCGCGAGCCGACCGACTGCACGAGCATCGACCGCGAGATTGTCCCCGACGATCAGATGCCCGAAGGCGCAGACGGCTGGGCGACGATCCCAATCGAGCCGACGCCCTGCGTCCTGTGGATCAAGCGGACGCTCGCAGCGCCGCGATGGTTTGCGGCGACTTGCGCCCTGATGATCCACGAGGTAGGACACCTGCTCGGCTTCGAGCACAGCAGCGACCCACGCAACATCATGTACCCCGAAGTAGTGGCGATCCCGTCGACCTGCGACAGAGCCGCGCTGCGCGAACTCAGTCGGGCGAACGCTCGGGCCAAGTAGCTACCGGCGTCGCGGTCTCGGTCTCGAGGTCGAGCTTGAAGACGGTTGCCTGCCCGGCGACGAGGACTTTGATGTGGTCCGGCGGCAAGGTCAGGTCGATCAGCTCGTGAATTTCGAGCCCGGCGAAAGGCCCGTCTTCGATTCTCACGTCGCGGGCGCCGGCAGAGCCGGAACGTCGTCGGGATCCCCCGGCGACTCCTCGTCATCGTCCTCGGCCGTGCCCTCAAGGATCACTTCGATGCCGGCAGCGTCGAGGGCTTTCTTGATGTCGCCGAGGTCCCCCGCGACGCGACTGGTCGGGTGGCCCGACATCAGCTCCGACTTGTCCGTGTGAACGCCGGCCACGATGCCAAGCGACTGCATCAGCTTCGGAAGTTCACGGGGTTTGATCTCGCCCCGTTCGAGAAGGCGGGCGACCTGCTTCAGCGCCTCCTCCTCCGACTCCATCGCAAGCGTCGCGAGGCGTCGGTGAGAGTCGGCCATCATCGACCGGGCGTGTTCATCGACTTCCGCCTTGACCTGGGCGTACTCGTCGCGGTAGCGCGTCACCCATGAGCGGACGGTGCCCCAAGGGATGTCCAACTCGGCTTCGGTGAGAAGCTTGACGCCGGCCTTCTCGCGGCCGGAGACGAAGGCGTAGACCGCCATCGCCTGACGACGATCAGCTTCGCTGTGCTCTACCACGGTCGTACTCACGGCGAGGAGTCTAGGCGCCGGCGCGGCGCGACGCAATCCGGCTGGCCGGATTTCCAACGAAGAGGGTGGGCGGTCCCCGGAATCGAACCGGGCTTGCCGAACGGCTCACAGGCCATGCCTTTACGGGCTTGTCGTGGTGCCTGCCTCGCGTCGGCGACGTTGCCTCAATGCGTCCCGACCGCCATGAACTCTCCTCACCGGGCACCGTATGCAGCGGCCACCCCAAGGGCGCCCCAGCAGGCGCCTACCACGCTGCGTGCGCGCAATCCACACGGTTGTTTAGTCCGCTGGCTCTGGCGAGCCGCGGCCCGGTGAAGCTCCCGCCGCCTATGTGCCAACGCCGCCAGGGAAGCGGCGGCGGCGGGTGAGGGAGGAGAGTCCCATCTGCCTCGTGACCCAAGGCGCACGTCGATTGCGAGGCGCTTGGCTGTCCCGGGATCTTGGGCCGGGACTGCTCACGGGCGCCGCCAACTATAGCGCTTAGCAGAGCGGAAAGCGGCGCGAAGCGAGGCTGACGATCCCGTATTCGGCGATGAACTCCTCGACGTCGGCCGGCAGGCTCGATCGAGGCACGACGAGATCGGTCCCCGGGCCGGCGTCGGCGAGCTTGTCGAAGCGGCGATGGTGCTCGACGCAGCCGGGGCCAGCGTTGCGCGAATCCCATTCGATCAGCATCAGCTCCTCGGGGCTGAGGCCGCGCAGCTCCGGGCAGTTGCGAAGTTCCTGCTTGCCGAAGAAGTGAAACGCCTCCCACTTCCCTTTGCAGAGCCGTTCGAGCGGATCGAAGGAAGCAAGCCAGCAGGCCGGCGCCTCGGCGATGAAGGGCACCGGCCGCTCCCGTCGCATCGCCGCCTGCCAGAAGGCTTCGGCGACGTCGCGGGGAGGCTTGACGATCACCCGTCCTCGTCCCACTCGGCGGCGACGGCGCGAGCCCAGCGCCACTCCTCCAACGCTGACTCGCGGGCCGCATTGCCGGGCGGAAGGTGCCGCGTGAACTGCTCGACTTCGATTGCCGTATTCAGCCGAGCCGCGGCTTCAAGCTGGCGCTCGGGATAGACCGCCGCCTCTTCGGGCGTCAAGGTCACGAAACGAGATTCCCGCGCTCGACGCTGCGAACCTCAGAAAGCCGGCGCTTCATGACCTCGAAGCTCTCCGGCTCCAGGTGGAGGCCGTCAACAAACCGTAGGTAGATGGCAAGCGCCGTTGCCGCAACCTCGGGCTCAGGGTGCCGGTAGCCCACCACCTGAAAGGCCTCACCATGCTCGGCATTCGTCACCCTCCATTGGCTTCTTCGGTCGAAAGCTGGCCGGGGATCGGCTCGTTCTTTTCGGCCTCGGTCTTCGGCCGTTTCATGCAGCCGCATTGCTCGCACTGGATCAGCGGCACCCGCTCGGCCGAGACCTGCTGGCCGTACTTCTCGCGGAGCGCCGAGCGCGACAGCGACTCGCAGTCGGCCAGCGCCTCCTCGAGATCGACATCGCCGCGACGCACCGCCGGCAACACGACAGCGATCTTCGTCGCCTCCAAGCCGCCGAGCTGCGCGGGCTCGACGTCCCGTTTCACGACCAGCTCCTCGTACGCCTCGATCAGGGCGTAGACCTGCGAGCGGCCCAGCCCGATCTCCGGCGTCCCCAACCAGTCCTCGATCCGGTTGTAGCCAAGGTGCTCCCACATCTTGCCCTGATGGAACTCGTGCAAGTAGGCGGCGAGGGCGACCCACACTTCGCGGATCGCCCCCACCCCCTTCTTGATTTTGGCCTCGACCTCGAACGCCTTCTTGGCCTCGCGCTCCTCGGGAGAGAGGCGCCGCTTCGATTTCGCCGGGGTCTTGGCCATCAGAACGGAATGTCCTCCTCGACGCCGCCACCCTTGACCTCGGTGGCACCGAAGGCGTCCTTCAGGCTCTCGACCGCCTTGTCCTCCTCGGTCAGGGGCACATAGCTCTTGACTTCAGAGACTTCGAGCACCTGACCGTTGTCGCCCTTCTTGCCATCGCGGCGTGGCACCCTGCGGACGATCGCCTTCGCCGTCCGATTGAGCAGCGGAATCCATTCGAACTCGCCGCCGGGAACCTCGATCTCAAACGCCTCGTAGATCTGCGCGACGCGGCCGAGCGAATTGGGCGTGACGTGAATCCAATCGCGGATCTCGCCACCCTCTTCTTCGCCTCCAACAGCGACGAGCTGGACTTTGACGACCGGATGTTTCTCCTGTCCGTCGCCCTTGTATTCGATCTCTTCCTCGACCACCTTGACCGGGTGAGTACCGGGACCGAGGATCACGCCGCCGGCCTTCCAGGGCTCGACGTCGTCCAGGCTCAGCTTGAAGCTCATTTGCTCCCCTCCTTTTTGCCCCCACCGTCGCCCGTCGACGCCGTGGCGGTTTTCGTTTTGTCGTTTTTGATCTCGCCCTTCTCGGTCTCCTCGCTCTCCGTCGCGGCCGTCTCGAGCGACTGTTGACCGCCACGCATGGCCTCGATCGCCACCGGAATCCACTCGCCGAGATCAAGCGCCCGAGTGACACCGAGGGCACCGGAGCGGTCCTTCGCCCGCCGCCCTTTGGCTTCCACGAGCTGAGCGACGTACTTGGTCGGCTCGTCGTCGGTCGCCGGCACAACAGCGGTGTAGCCGACGACGTCCATCATCGCGACCAGCTTCTCGGGCAACTTCTTCCCGCCGGTCAGGGGGCGCCTCGTGACCTCGCCCTCCTCGTCGTCCACCTGCTCATGGGCGAGGATCACGACGTTGATCGGCAGGTCGCGAATCGCCCGGATGAACCGTTCGAGCTTCGTGTTGACGTCGCCGTAGTTCTGGAGCGAAGCCCGGCCGGTGCCGGCCAGCTCCTCAACCAAGCGCTGATAGGTCTCCCCGATCGTGTCGAGGACGAAGGTCTGCTCCTCGCACCCACCCTGCATGTGCAGGAAGAGAGCGTCGAGGTCGGCCGCCTTCGACACCGGGAACTCGTGAATCTTGTCGTCGCCGTAGAGGCCGCGGGCGTAGAGCAGGGCAGTCTCGCCTTCGGCATTGCCGTAGAGGATCGGACCCGGCGCCGAGCACGCGGCCACCGTCTTGCCGGTCCCCCCGGGGCCGAACAGGGCCATGTTGAGGGTGGGCGCCACGTCCTTCGGTTTGACGAACTCGAGCGGACTCATGCTGGGGTTGCCTCCTTGTCTTTGTCTCGCTTGGCCGGGCGCCGGGTGAACAGCGAATCGACCAGCTCCGTATCGCTGGGGTCGTTGCAGATCTCGCGGAAACGACAGCCGTTGCAGTTCTGCGGCTTCACATTCCGCACCGGATAGGTCTGACCGGAATCGACAGCAGCGACCTGCCGCCCGAGGCTGACCAGCTCGACGCCGCTCTCTTCGATCTCCTGCGGGGCCAGGAAGATCGGGTGGCGCTGAGACCATTTCCGGTTGGCGATGGCCTCCAAGGTCTCGGGCACCGGCTCGACCCCGGCCCGCTCGCAAGCGTCCAGGTAGCTCTCCGGCGTCGTCACCTGATCCTTCGCGTGGGAGACCGTGCGACGGGCTTCGACGCTGGCCTCGCCGAAGGCTTCCTGCTCGGCGGCGCTGTAGGGGGCGCCGAGGGCATCGGCTTCACCAGGGCTGACGAAGATCCCTTCGTCCTTTCGCTTCGGCTTCACCCACCGCGCCGGCTTCGGCTGCTCGTTCAGCCGCTCGTCAACGATCACCCCCGTCACTGCCTCGCCGGTCTCGCGCTGCCAGGCCCAGGCGTAGTAGCGGATCTGGCGGGAGTTGGCGATCAGCTCGAGCGGCGACAGACTGCCGCGCAACTTGAACTCGACCAGCCAGTTCCGACCCTCGGCATCGGTCAGAACGCCGTCGAAGAACACCTGCAAGCGGTAGCGGCTCGAATCGCCTTTGCCTGACCGGCTCGGCAGCGGAACCATCAGCTCGTGCTCGAGGCCGTGGAGCCCCGCAAGCTGGACCTCGCGATCGTCCTCTTCAGCGGCGTACTGCTCGAGGAGAGCACGAAGCTTCGCCACCATCGCTCGGTGCGCATCGGCGTCGTAGAAGCCGGCTTCCTCCAACTTCTTGGCTTCCTTGTCGAGCGCCGCCGTCATGGCGATCACCCCGGCGTCAAGCTTGTCCTCATCGGCGGCATGGAAGGCGGCGACCGCAGCGCCCCAGCCGCTCCCCTCCTGCAACCGGATCGGGACCGCCTTGGGGCGAAGCGTCGTGCCGGCCAGGTAGCCGCCGTAGGTGAAGTCCCATTGGGCCTGACAGGTGAGCAGGGTGGACTGCTCAGTGAAGCTGATCGCTCGAATCACGCTGGCGCCTTTCCATAGCGACGGGATTTGCAGGTGTCGAAGTGGTGGCGATGGCGAGGGCGGCTGTAGTCCCGCGGCAGTCGCGCTGGCCGCGCCATGAGGACACCGAACTCGCGGTAGAGAACGAAGCTGCCCTCGCGGCAATCGGGCTCGGCGTCAACCGGGATCGTGCGACCCCCAACGCGGGCAAACTTGATCGGCTCCTTGCAGTCTCGGCAGTTCGGCATCAGAAGATGTCCTCGGGCCTTACTTCATCCGGCTGGCCGGACGGAATGGCGATACCGCGATCCTGCAAAGTGCGGTCTGCCTTCGCCTGCTCCTTGGTCTTGCCCGAGCCCGGGCAACGCTTCCGCATCCCGGGGCGCCCGCGGTCGTGCGCGTACATCGTGCCGTCGCCCTTCACCCTCAGATGGCCGAGGCAGAAAGGACACTGCACCCGGTCGGCTGAAGGACTCAACCGATCCCCTCCTCGCGCAGACGATCGTCGCAGAGTTTCGCCATCCGGTTCCGCACAAAGCGGAGAGTCGAAGCGTGCTGGGCGAAGAGGGGGTCGTTCTCGAGGTCAAGCAGTCGTTCCTCGATCGCGGCGATCGGCGAGCGAATCTTGCGCTCGGTTTTCTCCCGCGCCCGCTGGAGCTGATCTTCCTGGTCGAGGCGACTAATCGCCTCGGGCTCGCCTTTCAGCGAGGCTCCCGGCGACGACGTGTAAGCACTGTCCTCGGCCGCGTCGGCGACGTCGGCGGGATCGGTCAGAGGGGCAGGCACCCCCCTATCGTCAAAGCTGCGTCGGATGGATTCGAAGTCAACGCTGTGGACCGACGCTCGCAGCAGCCGCGGCCGGCGATCGAACACCTTGTAGAGCAGCACATCCCGGCCGCTGCCGCCTTCGGCGATGCCGATGATCCCGATCGCCATGTTCTTGGTTCCCGGGATCTCGTAGACATCGCCGGGCTGAAAAGGGCTGTCGCCCGAAGGCACCGTGATCCTGGGCATTTCCCCGGCGAAGAGGGCAGAGCGTTGAGCCGCCGTCAGCGAGAAGACGTGACGCCGAGCGCGGCGCCGACTAAACCTCGACGCCGGCACAGTCTCCGTCGAGCCATCAGCCCGTTTGACGAGGACCGGCGCCGGCCGACGTTTCGGCTTCTTCTCAGCCTGCTTGTTGGTCATGCGCTGCTTCCCTCCCGGTCTCGAGTTGAGTTTGCTTGCCGAGCATTTCGGCCTCCTCTATCGATATGAGCTGCAAGGTCCGGGCTAGCTGCGCCACCCGAATGCTGCGAGGAGGTCCAAGCCGAGAACGGTCGATGTACAGCTCGCCGGTTCTCTTCACGTTGCCCCGCTCGTCTTGGTCGCGGTGGAGAAACATGATCGCGTGGGCGTCGCCCTCGATCATGCCGCTGCCGCGGAGGTCGGAAGCGACCGGCCGAGGTCTCACGCCTTCGCTGCTCGTGCCCCGACCGCGGTGAAGGTGCGAAACCAAGATCACATGGCAATTGGCTCGAGTCGCGATCTCAGTCAGACGACCCACCGTCGCCGAAGCGATCTCGGTTTTTTCGAAGCCCGGCATCTTCGTCACCGGATCGATTGCGACGATGTCGTAATTGCCATAGATGATCCGCTCGCACACCCGCTCAAGACTCCACGCAGCGGATTCGAAGTAGTCGAAGGGCAGGCCGGCCTCCATTGCTAGAACGACCTTCCGCATCTCCTTCTCGGAGAGCTGTTTGCGAAAAAGCTTTTCGGAGGCAACCCCAGTCTGCATCGTCAGATTCCGAATGGCCCTCTCCATCCGACTGACCTCGTAGCCGAAGGTCGCGCACTTCTTCCCCTGCGCGGCAAAGCTCGTGAGGATCTGGTCCAGCACGAAGCTCTTGCCCATCTTCGGCCAGCCGGCGATCACCGACATCTGCTTGCGTCGATAGCCACCGACCACCGACTCGTTGAGGATCGACCAGGGCAGCTCGAAGACCTCCGGGTCGGTCGGGTCGTTCAAGTAGTCGTAGACCTCGCTCATGATCTCTTCGCCCGAGGTCGGTTCGGCCTCGATCGAGAAGTCCGCGGCGGCGAGCTGCAAGCCCTCTTGGATCAACTCGGCGCTGCGCTCGTCATCCAGCTCCCGCGCCCCCTGCTGGATGAGATACGCCCCTTCGAGTTTGGTCCGACGATTCGCCCTATCAACGACCAATCGGGCGTAATAGACGGCATTCGCCGCGGTTGGCACTTTGGCAGCCAACTCGGAAATGTAATGTCGGTGCTTAGGGATCTCGCTTGCCACTAAGAGCTCGTCCGCAGTTCCGTCACGATCAGAGACACGAAGCAGAGCGGCATAGATGTCCCGATGCTTGTCTAGGTAGAAATGCCCAACCGAAAGCGCCGTTTCAACTCGCACCTTTCGAAGGGCAACATCGGTGACGAGCATTGCCCCAAGAACCGATTCCTCGGCCTCTATGTTCTGCGGCGGCACCTCTGCGCTTGGGACAGTGACAGAGCCCACTAGTCGAGCCCCTGTTCGCGACGGATCTGCTCGGCTTCGGCGTTGACGTCAAACGCGACGTCGGCGCCGGCCTCCAATTCGTCGGCCTTCTCGAGCCACCATTCGATCCTCGATCGCGTGGTCTCGTTGCGCCCGCGCCGAGCTTTGATTATCTGCGGGAGCTTGTTGTACTTGGCCCCAGGCCGGATCTTGTGCTTGCCCCTCTTCATGTGGAAGTCGCTCCGCTCGCAGGTCTCGATCGCCCGCTGCAACTCCTCGACATCGGCGACCTTCAAGGCATCGCGAATCAACTTGCGCGACTCGGGATCGAGATCCGCGCCGCGCCCGCCGGGTTTCATTACAGCTACATACGTTGCCCAAACCGCTTCGATTTCCTTGGTCGTCTTGCTCTTGACGGGAGGCTGGTTAGGGGGAGGGGGGTCGTTATCTGAGGGTTCAACTGAGGGTTCCCTATAAGGCGTCCCACTGTGGGAATCGTCTTTCCCACTGTGGGAATCGTCGTCCCCCTGTGGGACGCAGAGCCAGAAGCACTCGACCCTGCTATCCACCCCCGACCGGAGAAGCTTCTTGTCTTCAAGCTCCTCAATCGAGCGGTAGACGCTCGACCGCCCGAGACCCGTCTTCTTGACGATCGTCTTCTTCGCCGGCCACGCCTTGCCGTCGTCCTGAGCGTTGTCAGCAAGGGCAACGAGGACGAGCTTTTGCGTCGGCGACAGACCCTCTTGGCCGAAGGCCCAGCCGACCAGCTTGCCGCTCATACCGCACCCCAATTCCGCATCGCTTCAGAGACCTCGAGGAAGTGAGGTCGGAGCCGCAACGAGCCGAGGAAGCCGAGGACCGATTTGGTCCCCTTGCGTTGGTTACAGGTGCCGCAGACGGGGGCGAGGTTCGTCCACCTGCGGCTGCCGCCTCGCTGCTGGGCGTCGATGTGATCAAGCTGCTCGGCGCGACGGTGGCAGTAGGTGCAGGGGCCGGCGAGCAGCGCTTCCAGATAGGTCCGCGTGTCTGCCGGGTAATCGCGGAGCCGAACGCTTTGGGTACTCACGCCGGCAGGAGGTTGGGGTCTACGAGGAAGTAGTCCCTCGACCACTCGTAGCGAACGACGCGCTCGCCATCCCAGCCGGCAGGCGCGACGATGTGCGTCCCCTCAGCGGTCTGTTTCGCCACCTGCGGAGAGGGTAGAAAGCAGCCCTTCCCCGGGTCTCGAAATTGGTTCATCGTGATCTTCTCCAACTCTCCTCACCCCTTCGGTCTCGACGTCGGCACGGCGAGAACGTAGGGGGGGCAGCGGACGGATCGAGCGAGTCCGGCTGGCCGGAAAAGAAAAGCGGGGCCGCGTCGGGAGTGAATCGACGCGGCCCCGCTGCGATGCGAGGAAGAGGTGCAGCCCGCGGAGGCTAGACGGGCGCAGTCTCCCTCGTCAAGGGGCGATCCCGCATCTTGCGCAGGTAGCCGCGTACCTGGGATGCCATTGGTTCGCCCCGCCCCGGCCCGACCAGTGGGGGGAACGGTCGAGCGACGTCACCGGGGCAGTCACGGCGCCAGTCGAATGGTGGCCGATGCCCACCCAATCGGCGGCTGTAAGCAATACAAAAGCGACGAGAATCGTCTTGAACAGTTGAGCTACCGAGCATTGGAGACCTCCGGGTTCCATTAGTGAACAACCGCCTTGTCCTGCCGCTCGCCCTCTACCCGCCGATGCAACTCTTTGAGCGCTCGACCAAAGGCAATCGTCGTCCCGAGCCTGCGGTTCCACTGATCGAGTGGGTTGCAAACTGCTTGACCGGAAGCGATCGTTGCGGCGGGTGGCCCTTCGAACGTCGAGGGGTTGTGGTCGTAAATCACTACCGTCGTGCAACGCACCAGCTCCGGCTCGTCGGGTTTGAGCTGCGTCACGTCGTAG